CCTAAATTCGGTGCGCTTTTACCCGTTGGGTCGGTACTTGCGATTTTTCTAATTTGCAACAAGCTAAATGCACCAGCTAGACCTGCCTGCACCAAAGGATAAGCAGGGAATACAGCCGTAACGGGGGACTTTTGCGCTGTCGTGTACGCATTTTGCACTCCCTCAATACCGCTAATTGTCGCTTGTGCTAATGCTACAGCCTTACCTACTTTACTACCTTTACCCGCTATCTCACCAATAAGGGCTAAAGTGTTTTGGGTTATGCCAATCTTAGCATCTGCGACCGCTTGCTCTCTTATTCGTTCCTCTTCGGACAGTTTCTGTTTATATGCGTTTAATGAATTTAACCCCGCTGCCTCAGCTTGTAGTCTTTTAAGTGTTTCGCCTTTTTTTAACTCTTCAGCATCATTTTCTCTTTTGCGTCTTTCATCGTCTAATCTGCTAAACTCTTCTTGTTGGTCGTTTGCTTTTTTAAGATACTCCCTCCTTGACTCTAAAATTTTACGCGCCTCTTCGTCGGCTTTTGCTTTTCTATCTTCTTCGGCTTTTTTATCAATAGCCTTTATTTGATTAGCATAACCATCCCTTTGATTGATTAACTCTTTAAGTATTTTTTCCTCTTCTTTTGCTGCCTCTTGTCCTTTTCTTTTTACCTCCTCAGGATTAAAAATTAAATTAGCTGTAAAGTCTTTAAATTTATCTGCTAAACCAAAAGTCTTACCGAATTTAGAACCTATAGCGTCAATTCCTGCCAATATACTTACTATTGGCGCAGCTACAAAATCAAGTATTGACTTTAAAATTTCTTTATTTTTTTGCGCTGTTTCTTCTGATATTTTTCTAAGCTCGATATTATTTTTAATAGCAACAATTTGCTGATTTATTGCCTCTTGAGTTTGTTGTTGTTTGGAAAGTAAAATTTCACGCTCGGTTTTACCTTGTCTTTTTAGGGTTTCATCTTGACTGTTTAAAGTAGATAAATTTTCTCTAGCCTTAACAGCATTTTCATTAACGGCTTTGTTTAATTCTTTTTGCTCATCGCTTACACCGTTAACAGCTTCTTTAATGTCGTCCCAATACGTGTAAATAGTTCCTAATGCAATAACCAGCAAGCCTATTCCCGTTGAACCGATTGCAGTTTTTATTCCGTTAAACGCATCGATTGCAACCGCTTTTAATTGTTTAAAGCTATCCCTTGCCTCCCCTAAAGATTGCAAACCATTAGCCAAAGCCATAGCACTTTGAACCTTTAAAAGTTGTTGCTCAAGGTTTTTATTTTCAACGCCTACTAATCCTAAAGCACCTTGATAAGCCGCAAATCCCGAAGCTACACCACTCAAAGAAGCTGATAACGCTTTAAATTTTGCGTCAGGGTTAAACGCATCCGTTAACGCTCTTGCATCCCCGATTTGGTCTTTTAATTCTCCTGCTCTTTTTGCAGCCTCAACCGCTTCCTTAGAAGTCGCACCAAACTTAGCCGACAACTCCGCTACTTCTTGTTGAGCTTTTCGTAATTGAGTTCTAAGCGATTCTGTTTGTTTGTCAGATTCCTTTAACCCACTTATGAATTTATCAAGTCCGCCTTGCGCTTGTACTTGGTCAACGTTTATTTTAACTACTTTTTCGATTGCCATTGTCTACGTATTTTTTTCTTTGCTGTTTTCCAATCAGTCGCCAATTCATTTTTACCCTTTGCTAACTCAATCCACTCTGAATTGGTGTTAGTCCAATCGTCTGAGCGTAATAGTTCTAAAATTAATCTTATCATAATTGGTTTACTGTTAATGTATAGTTAGTTGCACCTATCGTTATTGTAATTGTTCCGCTACGTGCCGAACCCGTATTTTTATTTACTTTGATTCTTAGGTAGTCAGATTTATCACCCGTCGTTTTGTTTACGCTTAGCCATGCGTTTGAATTTATAACCGTCCAATTTGTGTTGGCAAATATTTTTAACTCAAAGTTTTCCTCTCCTTTTGTGGCATTGTACTCTGTTAAAGATAAACCGTTAAGAGTGTAAGACGTAACGGGGTCGTAAACACTAACCATATCGGCAGTTAATAAGGTTGTGTCTGCCGTATATTCTGTGGTATCTGCTGTTAACGGAATTATATTATCAACGCTGTCTAACGGGTTAGATAAATCGCTAAATATTTCTAACTCCGCCTCGCCATTTGTAAGGTCAACTTTAACACTTGAAATTTTGTACTTATAATCACCTACAATAAACCTATCTTTCAACTCTAAGCCTTGCAATATTCTAACGGGTAACTTACATTTCAAACTTAGCACCCTTGTTTTTTTGTTATAAAGGTCTTCGATGTAAGTTCGCCAAAAGTTATAATATAGACTTGTGTCTATTGGTGCATAGAAATAACTACTATTGTCAGCCCCAAAATTTAAACTCGATGTAACTTGTTCAAATGTATAATTATCCTCAGTCGCCGTGTGCCAAATAGGGGTTAAAGCTGTAGCGTTAACGTGGATATTGTCTGAAGTTTCAAATCCGTTACGGTAAAAGCTGATAGCCTTGCCTTTTACTGGGTTGTTGTTTTTATCAACTGCAAACCCGCCTTGAATATCTGTAACGACAGTTGTACCGCTATCAACAAATCTCATAAAAAGCATATTTTCAAACTGACTTTCTATTTTAAGTTCATCGCCTTGAATATTATAAACCGCTTTTAAATCCCCATACGATAGTTGGTTGTTTTCAAAATATTGCTTACCTAAAATGGTATCGGTCTTTTGATATAGAAAATCAATTTTCTTTTTTACACTTGGTTTTTTAACTTCTATATTTTCAATATCTACTAATCCGCTAATGTCGTAAGCCTTGCCTTTACTATACCAATTATCTAAGGTGTCGATAAAATACTCATCAACCGAAATCGGTCTAATAATTAAATTGAACTGATTTACAAGCGAAACAAAATACTCCTTTACTTTCATATCCGGTAACTGCTCTCGTATTTTTACGACTGAGTTTGTAGTTGTTTGGCTTGGCGATGTGATTATGATAAATCTATCATATCCACTAAGCGAAGATTCATAGCTTATTCCGGATTCGGTTGTAAATGTTATATTCCCCTCAATAGCCGAAACCTTAACAGTAAAATCATGGTCAGCGTTATCCTCTTGTATAGTCTTATTATAAAGCGTTACAGTAGTCGTCCCGTTTAAGTCTGTAAACTCTTCAAATAAAACCCCATTATCGTATAACTCAACTCGGTAATTGTTGACCGAAGTTGTAATTACTTTTAGCTTTATCTTAATACGCTTGTTTACGTTTCCGTAAAATGGGTTGTTTACAAGTGATGGGAAGCCTTGCCACCTTACAAATATTTCATCAGTAGCAAAGTCGTATGGGTATGCAACTGAACCCCAACCTGAACCCGTTGCAATTTCTGCTGTCTTAGTTGTGAAGTTTACCAATTGACTATCAGAACTAGTGCGCATCTGCCCTGCCTCTTTATGACACCAAAGAAATTTATTGTAAAATATTGAACGGTCAAAGAAGTCCCTTGAGAATGTAATATTGTATTTACTCTCGATAGCTTCTATTAATCTGATTTCACGAATTGCAGGTTTAAAATCTCGGTACACAATATTATTGCCATTGTGGTTTATGTCTATTGCAGAGTTATCCCCAAATGTCATATAGGTACGTGCGTTAATAAGCGGGTAGTAAACATCCCCGTTATTAATCGTATCGCTTTTCATTGCGTTTAAAACAGCCGTTTGGTTGTATTCGTGGTCAAATTCCGAAGTGTCTAAACTACTTAAAAAGTCATCACCGAATTTATCCGATAAGTTTACACCTGCACCGAAAAAAGTAACAGAATAGGAGTAAGGTAAAAGTCTTTTTAACTTACAACTATCCAACTGCAAAGAACCGTATCTAAATGGTAAAGAGTTAATTTCAATGTAAGCATCAACTCTAACGTTAGCGTTAAAATTTCCATCAACGTCAGCATCATACCAATACTGAAATAGTCGGTTGTTAGTTGGTGTTGTCGGTATTGTGAAAGGTTGACTAAAGTCGGTTATAATCTTACTTATATTGTTAATATTTTTAACATTAAGATTTAATTCAACCTTTTCATCTTGAAATAAATCGAGTTGAACGTAGTCCCCACTATCAATATCCTTTATGTATAGTTGTAAATCCATTAAATTACCGTATTCATTTTGTTAAATGAGTATTCAAAATCAAAAGTGTATTGGATTAGCTTATCAAAAGTGCGTGTCTTTTTATCGTATGATTTTTTATTTAGATTTACGGGCAAATAAACGCCGTTATTTTCTAAATAAACAAATTCCGAAAGCATCATTTCATCAATAATGTCGTTGTAATACTCAGGTAAAAAATCCGTATTACAAGTAATAACCTCTTTTGCGCTTGGTTGGTATGTTTTTTTATTATGCGATTGTAAAGAATAAGCACCGTTTACCGATACAACGGGCATATACTCTGTGCTTTCAACGTTTAAAGTGGTCTTACTCCTTAGGTTAAAAGGTATTGATTGCCAAAAGCCAAACTTGTTTTTGAAAAAACAGTTATACAAAGGATATTTGCAAGCGTCTTTTATGGTAAATGTATGCGTTTCAGTTCCGTAGTCATACGTAAAAACAACTGTTAAACTGTCTTGTGTTGTTATATACGCCCCTACATTTATATAGCCTATGATTTGATTATTTAAAGTAGGGTCTAAACTAAACGGAATACTTGTGCCACCTACTGTAATACTCTCTAATCCTAAAGAAACAAAATGCAAAGGATAATCTGAACCTCTGTAAACTATGTGGTTTGTTTTGCTGGTCAATACACTAGTAGTTAGCTTAGGATTGTACAACTCGTTATGCCATCCGAACCCGTCAATAGCTAAATATTGTCTGTATGCTGTTCCTATTTCAGCACCATAATAATACGCTACCACTTCAGCGTCAATCCAAACAGTATCGTATTGACTAACTGTAAAAGCCCCTGTCCCTCCAAAGTTAGGTATGCTATTCTTTGTATAGTCATTTACTAATTTTGAAATCTCAAAACGGATAGTGTTCTGCCCTGCTTGAATAGCCACTTTTGATAATGGGAATGTAGCTGTTGTAGGAGCGTCAACTGTTTGCTCTCCTCTGTAACACTTTAAATTCATAGCCACAATATCAAATAAAGCACTAGGACTAAATAATAAGTTAAAAGGGCTTCTTGAAAGTATAATGTTGTCACGTGTAAAAGGCTCAACTACTATATCGCTATGCGTTACCGTTATGTCGCCAATAATACTCCCTAAAGTACTACTTGTTGCCTCTTCATCATTTATAGTAATATCCGCCCCGTCCGTAGTTTGCTCAACACTTATGAACGATTGAGGGCTAAACTTTGAAACTAAGTTATTGTAAAGGTTTACAACCGTTGCTGCTTTATTAACCCCAATAGCTACTTGGTTACTATTCGATGGAGTGGTTACAAAAGTAGTGGCTGAAGTAGTTGAAAAGAAGTTATTCGGACTTGATAGCTGTATTGTAAATCCGTTGTTTATGCTTGGGTTGTCTATTAAGACTATTTGAATTTTTCTAGCCATTGCTTATTGTATATTTTAAAAAGTTTTCAACGTCTATGCCATACGCTTCTATTATATCGTCGGGTAATCTTTTAAATGCCATTTCAAAAGGTTTTGAAAAAAACTCAGTTGGCTTTGTTCCTTTCATATAAATGCTTCTAGTTATTAAAGCTGCCGTTTGCTTGTAACTTAAAAACTTACCCGTTTCCCTATCTTTAAATTGAAAGCGTCTTTTGGTAACCCAATTTTCAATACCGCTACTTAGCCCACCTTTTTCACCTCTGCCACTTCCAAACTGAAACGGGCTGTTTGGGGCTTTTGCACTGCTAAATTTACCTTTAACTCCCTTATCCAAATACTGCCCGTACTCTTCCATTTGGAAACTCATTTGGAAAGAGCGTGGCATGACTTTATAATCGCCAGATAAACTGTTATAAAGGCTTTTGCTTACGTTTTTATCCTGCTTTGTAAGGTTAGACCTTGACTGCTGAACAACGTACTTTATAAAACCTTGTAATGTAGTTTCTAATTTTGGAGTTTCCATCAGCAAACATCAACTTGATTTGTAATAGCTAATTCGATTTGGAAGTTACAACCATCAAGCATATTCATAAACTGCAAAGAAATCGCTTGCGGTGTTGTTTGGCTTACCAAATCAATATCATCATCGTTCGGTTCGTTTAATCTTGCCATCAACCTATTGGCTATTGCAACCGTCAAATTATAATTGTCTAACTCATTGTCGTTTCTTAACCACTTATCTGTACTTGGGACGGGATTAACGTCACGGATTTTCAATATATGTATTTCAAATAAGAAACTAATCATCCCAGATTGATAAACGGGATTGAAACTTAAAAACTGTATATGAGCTAATGGGTAGTTACCGTTATCGTCTAAGTCTATGTCTTTGCTAACGCCGTGCGTAACAACTTCCACATCATCATCGTTTTGAAGTAGTCCCTTTAAATAGTTTATTACTGTTAAAAATTCGTTATTCATTTTTTATTTTTTTTGCTTCCTCTTCGGCTAAGTCAATCCTATATTCTAAGTCGTATAAAAATGTATGTATGTTTAGCTCACAAGCGTCCTCGATAGTAATTCGCCTTCCTTTAGCAACTGTATCAATGCTTGGATACCAACCCCATTTAGCTCCGAAGCTTTGTCCGATACTTCGCTCGTTAGATTCGCTTGTTGTAGATAAACATTCGTAGCTGCTAATAAGTCGCTGTTTAAATTCCAAAAAAAAACCATAGCACCTAACAAGTAAGTTACGGGAACGCTTAACATTTCATCGCAATACATATCCGTACCGTTGTAAGGCTCTATTGTGTACTGCCCTAACAACCTTTTTTTAATAGGTCGATACATCACCGCCATCGCTCTGTGATAGTTTTCGTAATCTGAAATGTATCGCTCTAAGTCGGTATATTCAGCCGTAGTGCATTTATCAAAGTTCGGAATGAAAGCAAAGTTTTTATAAATTGGATTGAATTCAACTTTTTGCTGTAATACATCATTAATCAAATCAACGGTTTCTGAAACGTCGCTTACAGATATTTTCAAAGTATCTTCAAGCGGTATATTACAAAAGCACGAAACAATGCCTAACTTTAAAGCGTCCTCTTCTAACCCTTCGATGTTAATCATTCGGTTATACTTAATGAACTGCTCTACTGTTATCTCTTCTAACTTTGTTGGAATAGTTAATTTCATATTTATATAATGTATTTAATCGAAAATGTAATTTCCCTTGTTTGGTCTGCCTATTAAGTTCCAAAGCGCATATCCTAACGCATCGAGTAAGTGGTTGTAGTCATCGATAGGGGTTTCCGACTTCTTATCGTGCCAAACGTAGTTATTCAATTCTTTGATTAAGTTAGTGCTTTCGCTGTCGACTATCAACTCATAGTCTTGAAGTAATGCAATGCGGTCTATTATTTTAGGTTTGTCGATACCTTTAATGTTTAAACCTCTACTTTTTAACTCAGCAATCAAACGAGGCTCGGCGCTATCGGCTATAATTAGACCTCTATTGCCACAATATCTGTTATTCTCGGCAAATATATCCGAAGTGGTTAAACTCGGCTTATAAAGTAATTCTTTTGCATAAACTATTTTATTGGATTTGTCAACTGAAATCTTTATTAATGTTGTCGGGTCTATACTAAACCCAAAGTCTTGACCGTAGCAACCAAACCCCGTATCGATAAAGTTATCAATTCGCCAATTTGAATAAACAACACCTTCGGCTTTGTTAAGCCAACCACCTAAGATTTGATGTTTATATTTGTCGGGGTTTGTTTCTTTTATCTTTTCAACTGCTTTTATAAAAGAGTTGTCTAAATTTTCGTAGTTGTCTAAGTAGGTTGTATGAATGTATGTAACATCGTCTTTGATACCGTTGTAGCCCTCTTGTATTCCCATCTGCTCAAAGAATCTTTTATAAATCCAATGCTCTTTAGTTGATGGGTTTAATATTAATATAACCCTATTCTGTTTACCTTTTTGTCGTATCGACAAATCAATCTTATCAAATGTACTTTCGTCGGTTAGCTCTTCGGCTTCATCCAATATCCACGTTGTAACCCCCTGCAACGATTTTAAGTTAGCGGTGTTATCTCCGGAACTTGTTTTTATACCTCTAAAAATGATTTCGGATTTCGATACCTTATTGACTATTTCGGTTTTATTAATATCAAAGTAATCATTGAGTTGCATTAAATCGATTTTCTCTTTGAACTCAGGAATAATTGACAAATGAGCTGATGTCATTGTCTGCCTTGTAAACAGTATCTTATGCCCTGCTTCAAACGACAAAAGGTCAGCGAATGTGCCAACCCCGAAAGACTTACTACTCCCCCTGCCACCCGTAATGATAAAATATCGGGTTTCGTTTTCAAATAACGGGCGGTATTTGTTATTAAGTGTTATCAATTGTCTTCAATAGCCTTACATATTTCTTCTGCAATGTTTTCAAATTCACTTTCAAAAACAGCGTTATTAAAGTTGTCAACTTCTGATTTATATTTATCTAAAATATCTAATACCTTTTCGTGCATCACTCTTTAAACTTTATAACTTCTTTTAAACTAAATTCAACGTCTAAAGGTTTGTCGCCACCCTCTAAACTTGTTTTCTTAGGCACAAAGTATTGAGCATATTTTGCGAATAAATCCAAATACTGAGCAGGGTTTTTATCTCTTACTTCTTGGAACGCTTCCATAATGTTCGGAACTTGCGCCTCAAGTGTTTTAAGAAATAACTCCCTTGCATCTTGCGTTATCTTATTAGTCGCCCCCTTTGGTTTACCGCTATTACCTTTCTCAAACTTTGCCATCGTATTTTTCCGTATTTATCGGTCATTACACAAATAATCTAGCTTTTATTTCGTCAACTGTTAAAGGCACTAAATAAATATTACCAACCATTATCAATTTAGAATAAAAGATATTAAAACCTTTATACACTTTCATCTTACTACGCTTCTTAATAACGCATAAATTTAGATAGTCAAGCTCTGAAATGCACAGAGTTTTCATTTGGTCTTTATCAGCCGTTGACTTTATTAAAAAGTCTATTTCTTGTTTAATCATTACAGTATTGTTCGTTTACATTTCCGATGTTACCGTCAAGCTCTAATTGCTGAACGTTTCCAGTACAGTTGTTTTTTACTTTCAATATTGTAAAGTTGTTTGGAAATCCAAAAAATACTTTTTCAATAATTACACCACAGTTACAGTCTTGCGGTTGTTCAATCTCTTCTGGTTCACAAGTAGCTGACATTAGTCCAAACGCCAATGCGATTAATAATAATTTAGTTTTCATAATCTTTAAGTTTATTTAGTTTTTTTAGTATTGATTTCTTAACACCATCTTTAAACATATCCTCTTCGATATTCATTCTAAAGGCTTCGTTATATACTTTCAATGGTTCTGTTTCAATTCTTTGCTTTTGCTCTTTAGTTAGTGGCGTAGGCTTTTGAAATGCAAAGTTAACGTTTAACCAATCTTGACGGTTTTTACATCCGTTACATTGTTCAATTCCTACTGCATCGGCAACAACTTTAATTAAGTCCCCTGCTCCTTTGATTTTTTTTGCCATACTTTTTGTTTAAAGTTATTTTTCCATTTCTGAGCTGTGTTAATGCTTATTCCACTTTCTCGGCTAAACTTACGCAAACCATCAAAAACAATGCCGTTAATAATTATCCTTTCAATTCTGCTTTGGCTTAGAGTTTCGTTTATTAAATCAATATCTTTTTGAGTGTTAAAATCCTGCTCGTAATCGTATGCTTGAAATTCAAAATCAATGTTATCGTTTAACTCTGTGAACTCAAATCTATTATTAACATATCTTTTTGATTTGGTCATTAAGAATAAATCTTTTAAAGTAAAATAAATATAACCTTCGTTAAACACCCCTTGTTTATCAGCAAAATATAAGTACATATCTTGAACTAAATCATCGGCTAAACATTCATCGTTGCAAATGTATAACGCCATCTTACGCCAATCTTTATCCCTTTTTGCTAACTGTTCAAGCATTTAATTCTCATTCATTAAATTTCTAACTTTTATACTTTGCAATATCCTTTCGTAAAGTTCAGTATTAAACTCTAAGAAGTAGTCAGTACCGTTAATCAAAACGCACATATTTTCGCTATCGACTACATAAACACCATTTGCATCGGATATTACAAAGTCAAAGTTTCTATACTCTTGACCTTCTTCTGTTTCGATTAATACTCTTGGTTGTTTCATAGGTTTAAAATAAATGCCGTCTATTCCGAGCTGTCATTTAGGCACTTCCTAAAAAGTTATGCACTTCGGTCATAAAGGTTAACGCGTTTCGGTGCATAGACAGGACTCGAACCTGTACCCCGCCATTACCTCGATTGCACATCGGCAACCTCGACTTCGCATTTTTGCTTTCAGCACTTTCCACCCGTGCCAGCTATGCACTTTAAAAAGACTTATAAGCTGTTCTAATGGTAAGCTATATAAGTACGGTTAAGCAAATATAAATTAAATAGGCTTGACTGTTTTAAAACCACTACGGCATCTCACACTTAGCTTCAATCCTTGTACTATCGAGTCTCCCGATAGCGAGAAGCACCTATTTAATCACAAATCTAATCATTTATTTTGAATTGGCAAAATTTTCAACCAACTTTAAAAACTCGGCTTCGGTTACTTGGGTTTCTAACGGTCTAATATTTGGCAATTCGCTATAAACGGCAAATTCTTTATTCGATTTTGAATAACAAAATACAGACGTGGTGCTTCTTAATCCTGCAACATTATAATCGTGGATAAAGGCTATTTCATCATCCCAATACGGCAACCCATAATCAATACAGATTTGCTTCATTCTATCGGCTTGCGGTTGGCCTTCGATATTTACATATACTTCGTAGATTGATAGTTTCATATTATTTGTGTTTTAATGGATTGTACAAAATGGATTGCTACAAGTTTCTGGGTGTTGATTACAAGTGTTATTTACATCTTCCAAACTACCTAATTCGTCTTTTCTTTTCATGTTATTGTTTTTTAAATTGTTCAAACCATTTTTTTTCATTTACTTCTTCTCCAAATCCTAAATAATTTTTAAAAGAGTAAAGTAAATATTCTACTTCTCCCTCACTATACAAGTTCTTGTTTTGTTGTTGTTGCCATTTTGCGCCTTCTATAAACGCCTCTCTTAATTCTTCGTTACTATCGTGTTCAATGGTGCAGTTTCCTAACTCCATATAAATAGGATATAACCTTTCAGCCTCTTCCTCAAGCGTTTCTTGTTTTGGTTCTTCTTTTGGAATGATTATTTTGTAAATAAATTCTCTTGAAGTAAATTGTACTACATTAAACATTTTTTCAACCTCTACCCACTCACAACTCGGATTCTTAACAAACCACTCTAAAAACTCATCATCAATAGCTTGTACGCCATCAGCGATTAAGTCTTGGTCTGTTGTTAGGATAATTTTTTCGCAATTACCTTTATGAGCAATCGTTTCATAATGGTCTTTGTAATTCACTGAGAGCAAGTACTTTTTTAAGTCTTCTTCTGTAACAGTCCCATCATTTTTTGGATAAAATGTTTTACCAATATAAGAAGTTCTCGGTGATGTGTTGATTTCAATAACCCAATCACTCTCTTTAATTTCTTCATCATTAGTGATGTAGATGTTTTCATTTACTCTGTGAATATTTTTCATAATTATTTTTTTAAGTTTATTTCAATATAGTTATCTATTGCGTTGTGGATTGATTGTTTGTCGACACTCATACCTTGACAATTCCAATTATTACAATCATCGTTTGTTATAGCCTTACCCGCCACAAACTCTTTAGCGTTGTTTAAATGCCATTGGGTGTGATATTTTGCATATTGTTGACCTATTTCAAAATTACTTAGTATTTTACCATTTTGTTTTAATAATTGGTCGTAATACCACTCCTCCGCACTCATTAACGGCTCTTTTTTATTTTCCATAACTAATAAATTTGTTTAAAATGTTTAAAAAAATCATATTGACCATCCATTTTATGCTTAACATCTTTTTGCTCGTCGGTTATACAACCGTCTATCTCTGATATATATATTTTACCTTGTTCATATGCGATTAAATCATCGTCATACATGACATAGTCCTCTAAACAAAGAAACTTATCCCCTTTTTTAATTTTGTATTCCATTGCTTTCAGTTTTAAATGTTTCGTTGAAGTATTGGTCGGCATTATAATAAACCATGTCGGCACCGTTGTTATCTCCTTCTTTATAAGCATCAATTATCTGTTGCTTAAATAGTTCTTTGGCTTGGTTTCTAAGTTCTAAATTGATTCTTAAATATTCTGAAAATGTTATCTCTCCATTATTGAACTTTTCAAAAGAATCAAAAAGTTTTTCAAATAGCCAATCTACTGCACTTTGTTGTTTATCGCTCATTTTCTCTGTTTTTAAATAGTTGGTAAAGTTCGGAAACAGTTAGTATTTCATCTTTGTAATAATACCATCCGTCTCTTGAATTGTCTTCTTTGCAATTTACTGATAGCCATACGCCAAACTCAATCGATTCTTGCTCCGCATAGTCTTTAGCTATTTGGACGCATTTTTCGGCGTTTGCCTCAATTGTTTCAGGATATTCTGTATTAGTAAGCATTGAACTACCTACATATCCGTTTACAAATCTTTTAAACTTATCCCTTAATTCTTGTTCTTTCATCTTACTTAGTTTTAAATTAATAATGCGCTATTTTTGGTTGTATAGTCGCTATTTTATAGCGGATAGCCATGCGTTATGCGCTACTTTACCAAGTTTACGTTAAAGTATTGCGTAATTGAAAAATTTGCATATATTTGAACTGTGATAAGATTCTCGAAAGAGAAGATTAGAAATGCCCGGTTGAGAAATCTTCCGGGTTTTTTTACTCAAAGTTTAATATAACCGCATCATTTTCATAAAATCCTTTTTGCACTATTTCGTAATCGTGCCTTTCTTTTGGATTCATTGCATCACGGTCTAAAATATAATGGTCTGAAATTCTAACAGTTTTTCTTCCTATCAACAAATAAACACTTCCGCTTTTAGACCTGTATGTAATTTTACCTTTATTGGCTTTAGCTACTTTATTTGCATACTGTAATATTGAAATTTCTTTTGGCTGTTTTGCCTGATATTTTTTTTGATTATCGGCAGCTTTTTTACGCATTGCATCAGTTGCTTCAATTGTAAAAGTTGGTGCTTTTTTGAGTTGAGAAACTGACATATTAGGATTTTTAATATATTCCGTTGTCAATCCAAATTCTACAACTTTAAAAATTTTAATTTTTCCATAACCTTTTGCAAATATTTTGCTTTGTTCGGCTTTAGTTGGTTTTGCCATGATTTCTGTTGTTTAAAGATTTGTAAATTTATTAAAAAGCAGCGCATAACCTCTGTTTGGCGCAATTGCCTCGTTTGTCGTTTCGTCGGACAGTACTCTGTTATTTGATTTTTCCATTTTTCGTATTGTGTTTTTAATTAATTGTCGGCAACTGTCGCCAAGCAGTTTGCGTTATGCGCAATTGGCCAAG